CTGGTATTTTATGTAAAGATGGTATTGTTTATAACTTAACGGGAGCTGGTGGAAGCGTTACAATAACAATCACTGGCGCGTAGGAGTTTAAATGGCTAACACTACATCCGGGACAGCAACTTTCGGAAAAACGTTTGCTGTTGATGATATTATTGAAGAAGCCTATGAACGATGTGGTATTAGAGGAGTTGCCGGTTACCAGTTAAAAACTGCAAGGCGCTCTTTAAATATTATGTTTCAAGAGTGGGCTAACAGAGGAATTCATCTCTGGGAAATTGGAGATGGATATGCCACTCTTGTCGATGGGACGAATGAATACATTGGCTATAGAGCCAGTGGAGATGGAACTTCTACTTTATTAAATAGTGCAGGTGCTGCTTTATATGGTACTGATGATATTTTTGAAGCTTCTTATAGAAGTAGTGCAGGTACGACGAGTCAATCCGATAGTCCATTAACCAAAATTTCAAGATCAACTTATTCGGCTTTATCAAATAAATTAGCTAAAGGACAACCTTCCCAATATTGGGTTCAAAGATTTATAGATAGAGTGACTATTACTTTATATACTACACCTGGTTCAAGTCAGGCTGGGGACCGAATTCAATTTTATTACATGAAAAGAATAGAGGATGCTGGTGCCTATACCAATGCAGCAGATGTTCCTTATTATTACATTCCTGCAATGTGCGCAGGGTTAGCCTATTATGTGAGTTTAAAATATGCTCCTGATAGATCACAGAATTTAAAATTACTTTATGAGGATGAATTATTAAGAGCGGAGGCAGCGGATGGGTCGAGTAATAGTACGTATATTACACCTAAGACCTATTATCCCAGTGTTTAATTATGGCGCGATATGCACAAGGAAAATTTGCACTAGCAGTTTCAGATATTAGTGGTCAATCATTTCCATGGAATGAAATGGTTACACAATGGAATGGATTGTTTGTACATTATTCTGAATTTGAATCTAAACAACCTCAACTCGATCCTAAACCAAGTCATGCTGATCCCACAGCTTTATGGAAAACAAGACCTCAACAGCCAGCTCCTTCTACTTTAAGATTTTTAGAATTTAATCCTTTAGTAACTTATGCAGCTGCTTCAGGAATTATAAATGTTAAATCCTTAGATCATCAAAGAAGTTATGGAGACACTGTAAGATTTAGAGGTGCTCCTACTACTTCTCCTGGTACGGGAACTCCTGATACCGTAGGAGATGATGGACCCGTTGCAGGAAATCCTGTCGTTGGTTTTTCTAACATTTCAAACATAGATGGAATTGCGGGATCAACAATTTGTAAAGCTGCAGGTTTTACAATTTATCCTGGAAAATATACTTCTACTACAACCACTTTAAATGGAGCACTGGATGCTTCTACCACTACTATAGTTTTAACAAGTGGTACAAATTTTACAGGAGTCGCTACTGGAGTAGTAGAACCTACAAGTACCAATACAAGTGGTACACCTACCTGGGGCATTTTAGTTGATACTGAAATTATTAGTTATACGGGAGTAAGTACTCATACATTAACAGGAGTGACTCGTGGAGCTTTTGGATCTACGGCTGCTACTCATAATACCGGAGCAACAGTAAGATTACTACATACTCCAGCAAACTGGTATCATTTTAATAGTACTGGAACAGCGAGCTCAGGTAGTATAAAAGGTGGAGGATGGAATATCTCTTCTGGACCAGTAACTTTAAAAACAATAGGACCACAATAATATGCCCGCAGGATTAACATACAGTTTAACAAATTTACAGGATGATATTAAGAATTATACTGAAGTAGATAGTTCAGTTTTTAGTTCTAGCGTTTTGAATAAATTTATTGTTAATGCGGAAAACAGAATTTATAGAGCTTTTGATGCTGATCTAGAGAGATTTTATGCGACTTCTAACTGTATTATTGGTAATCGCTATGTATCAATTCCAGCTGATTTAAGAGTCATTAGATATGTGCAGCTAAAAAATAGTGATGATGAGCAAGTTTATTTAGAACAAAGAGATCCCAGTTTTATGGCTGAATATTATGCCACACCGGGTTCTTCTTCTAGCAGTATTCCTAAGTATTATGGCAATTGGGATGAAGAGTATTGGGTGATAGCTCCTACTCCAAATGCAGCTTATGAAATTACTTTAGCTTATAATAAAGAACCAACGAGTTTAACGGATGCGACCAAGTCTTCCAGTGGTACTTATCTATCTAATAAATATCAAGATTTACTTTTATATGCATGTTTAGTAAATGCATATGGGTACTTGAAAGGCCCGATGGATATGCTACAATACTATGATAAAGCTTATAAGGAAGCTTTAGAAACGTACGCGAGAGAACAAATGGGTCGTAGACGCAGAAACGAATATCAAGATGGGGTTATTCGTCTTCCAATTAAATCTGAATCACCATCAACTTATTAAGGAGATAAAAATATGGCAAACGTAATACCCTATGCATTCCGTGGAGAGTTATTCACAGGAACACATAATTTTGCTTCCGGTGGGGACAGCTTTAAATTAGCTTTGTACACTTCCAATCCTTACAACACATCTAGTACTGTTTATGTTTCTACAAATGAAGTTAGTTCTTCAGGAACTAATTACACAGCAACTGGTAATACCCTTACAGGTAATGCAGTTGCATATGGAACAGCAGTTGCAACATGTGATTTTGCGGACACGACGTGGACATCAGCTACAATTACAGCAACTCATGGAGCAATTTATAATGATTCCCAAAGTGATAAAGTATGTGTGGTGTTAGATTTTGGTGGAAGTAAAACTTGTACAAATGGTACATTTAAAATTACTTTCCCGGATCCAAGCACACCGGCAGATGCAATTATCAGTATGGCTTAATAGGAGAAAAGTAAAATGGCATTAGTAATAAATGATAGAGTAAAAGAATCTAGTACAACTTCAGGTACAGGAACAATAAGTCTTGCCGGAGTCGTAACAGGTTTTGTAAGTTTTGTTTCAGGAATTGGAAATAGTAATACAACTTACTATGCAATTTTTGAACAAGGAACTGCTAATTGGGAAGTTGGGATTGGAACCGTAACCGATGCAACACCAGATACTTTGTCAAGAGATACGGTGATAAGTAATTCTGCGGGGAACACTTCTAAAATAACATTTGCTGGAGGCACCCTAGATGTATTTGGTACGATGCCTGCAAGTAAAACAGTTTATTTAGATTCAACAGGAAACCCAGTAGGAGCAGCAAGCGCAGGTTTTGCATTAGCAATGGCGGTTGCATTATAGGAAAAAAATATGGCACAAGATTTTAGAAACAGTCTAGTAAGAACAATTGGAACAGGCGATACCACTATTTTAGCTGGTGGCAATTATGATGCAGTCATAGGAATTAGATGTTGTAATGTTTTAACAACAACAATTAATATTGATGTTAAAATTGCCAAAGGAGGATCAGACTACTTTTTAGCAAAAGGAGTTAATATTCCACCAAATTCAGCTATTGAATTAATTCAAGGTGGAGCAAAAATTGTTCTAGCTAGTACTGATACATTAGAAGCAGTTAGTGATACAGCGAGTAGTTTAGATGTAATTTGTTCGTACATTGACACAATTAGTTCGTAAGGAGAATTATGACGGCAGTAATTAATGGAATCCAATATATAGGAGGGCAATATAGCCCTAATGAATTTATACCCAATCAAGCGGCAACAATTGATGGAACACAAACAGTAGAGAATGGAGTTCTCGCAGGACCCATTACAATTCCAGGAACAATAACAGTAACAGGAACATTGGTAATCGTCTAATGAGCAAAATTAAAGTAAACACAATCGCACCAAGATCAGGAACAACAGTCACTCTAGGAGAAGCTGGAGATACTATTGCTCTAGGTGCGTGTGCTTCACAAACAGGTTTTGGTCGTACTGGAACGGTAGATTGGTGTACAACCGTTAAGACTTCTCCTTTAACAGCAGTTTCAGGAAAAGGTTATTTTATAAACACAACAGGTGGAGCAGTGACTGTCACATTACCTTCTTCTCCAACTGCAGGTGATATTGTCTCTTTAAAAGATTATGCAGGGACGTGGGCAACAGCTTGTAAATCAGTAACTCTAGGGAGAGGTGGTTCAAAAATTAATGGAAATTGTATAGATGCAAAATTAACAACAACAGGTCAATCTGTAACAATGATTTATGTAGATGGCACTAAAGGTTGGCAAGATATTCAAGATTCAACTGCCGATGTTAAAGGAATATCTTATATGAGTGGCTCTGGAGGAAATAGTTGTGGAACATCAGGAAATTACAAATGGCATAAATTTACAGCAGATGGAACTTTTACAGTTTCGTCAGTTGGTTCAGGAAGTCCTGAATCCAATCAGGTCAGTTATTTAGTAATAGCAAGTGGAGGCGGTGGAGCAGGTAATCCAGGATCATCTGATGCATCATCAGGAGGAGGTGCTGGTGGATTTAGAGAGGGAAAAAATTCTAGTGATCCTTATACTGCCAGTCCTTTAGATTCTACTACTGCTTTAACAGTTACAGCAACAGGTTATCCAATAGTTGTTGGAGCAGGAGGTGCCGCAGGTCCAGCTTCACTTTATGGTAGTCCAGGTAATGTTTCAACTTTTTCAAGTATATCATCTGCTGGTGGAGGTGGTGGTCAATATCCAGCTCCCCCTTATGCACCAGCAACTGCTAGAAATGGTGGTTCAGGGGCAGGGGCTTCAGCTTCAGGAAATCCAAGTGCAAACCAAATAGGATTAGGTAATCAACCTCCAGTTTCTCCATCACAAGGAAACAATGGTGGAGATTATGTAGCTTCAAGTTGTAGTGCCGCAGGAGGTGGAGGTGGAGCAGCTGCTGTTGGAAGTGACGCACCTAGTAAAGCTATTGCAGGAGATGGTGGGGCAGGAGCAACTTCATCTATTGATGGAACACCAACTCAAAGAGGAGGAGGTGGTGCTGGTTCAGCCTACCCAGCAAAAACAGGTGGTAGTGGTGGAGCAGGAGGTGGAGGTGATGGAGGTTTATCTCCAGGAAATCCAAGTCCAGCAGGTCTAGCAGGAACAACAAATACAGGTGGTGGTGGTGGTGCCGCAAATGCAAATCCTGGAAATCCTAATCCTGGAGGGGCAGGAGGTTCAGGAGTAGTTATTGTAAGATATAGGTATCAATAATTAATTATGGATTTACTTTTTAAAATAAGTATAATATAAGGAGAAACATTATGGCACATTTCGCAAAATTAGGAGCAAATAATAAAGTTATAGCAGTTCACGTTGTGAACGATAGTGACTGTTTAAATGCTGATGGTATTGAAGATGAAGAAG